AACCTTTATTACACACAAATAAATTAATCGTACACCAATCATTAGCATCGTTATTACAATTCAAGAATATGATTCAAGGTCATTATGGTAAATTAGCTGTCAAATTTGGTATGCAAAATTTAGCTGGAATTAATTTAGGTGCATTTGGTATCAGTTTACAAGATGGTGGTGCTTCCCAGGAGGGTGGAAATGCTGTATCTGATGTTGTAAGAACTATTAAAAAGTCAACTGGCAATGAAGACTATGTTCATACTGCAGATGCTCTTGATAAATTATGGAAACTATTAATGAATAATTTATCTCAGAATCACGGTATGGATGTAAGTGCTATAAATGAAAATGTTACTACTTATTTAACTAAATTAAAGTCTCTTCAAGAAAAGACTTTATATGCAATTGCATATGTCAAGGTATTTACAGATGAATTACGTAGACGTGTTGCACTTGGATCAGATGATATTCCTACTACTTTTGATCCTGTTAATCTTGAAAAACTTGTAAATGCCCGTAATGCACTTGTCGGAAAATCATACACTAAAGATATGGGATTAATTGATACATTAGAAGCACTTTTAGTTAAGCTTAAAGCAAATCTTTAAATTTTTTGAATTATAAAATAATTATTATTATAAAATTATAATAATAAATATTAATATAAAGGTGAAAAAATAGTTATTTATATAATGGGACTAGGTTTATTATTATTAACATCTGTTGGTAAAGATAATTTATATCTATCAGTACAACCGGAAATCACTTATTTTAAAATAGCATATAAACGTCATACAAATTATTCTATTGAACCTGTTCCACAGTATTTTAAATCAACACCAGATTTTAGTCGTAAGTGTACAGTAAATATTAGTAAAAATGCTGATTTATTAGGCATGATTTATTTATATGTTGAATTACCTGCTATAATACAAGATAATAGTTCATTTTTACCAAATGGTATTAAACAGTTTGCATGGACAGATAAAATAGGGATTGCATTAATAGATTATATTGAGATTGAGATTGGTAATAATATTATAGATCGACATTACGCTGATTGGATAAATATATGGCATGAGTTAACAAATAAGAAAGGGATACAATCTGGATATAATAAAATGATAGGATCTGTACCTGAATTAACAACATATTCTAATGGGAAATCTAATTATATTATCTATGTACCATTGACTTTCTGGTTTTGTCAGGATTCTGGGCTAGCAGTACCATTATTATCATTAACGCAAAGTGATATTAAAATTAATGTATCATTTAATAACTTTGATATATGCTATAAAGAAACACCTAATTATTATATTCAAATTTTAGAAAACTATTCACTATTTAATTATAATGAAATTATAACACAAAATATAAATGGTGTTATATCATCTGGAAAATTTATTTATTATGATATAACTACACAGCGTTTATATTATTTAAAAATAAATGGTAATTTTATTATTCCAACCATTGCAAATGATCCAACATATTCTATAGTTGGATCTGATACAAATTTTACTATTAATATAAACCCTAAATTACCATATATTGTTCGCGATGAAGATTATTTCAGATTCAATACACCCTCGTTAATTAATTCATATCTATTAGTTAACTATATATATCTTGACAATGTAGAAAGATATCAATTTATTAAAAATAAACATGAATATTTAATTCCTATAGTACAAACATTGCCAAATTATGTTGCATATTCTTCAAATATTAATTATAAAGTTTCTTTATCAAATCCAAATAAATTATTAGTATGGAAATCTATATTACAATCCAGTATTCAATCAAATGACATATTTAATTATACAATAAATGATGATAATATTATTATTAATCATAAATTAATAATAAATTCAGTAGAAAGAATGGGACTAGGTAATTACGAGCATTATACATATTTACCTAAATATCAATATAAAATATCTAGTACACAAAATGGTATATACATGTATTCATTTTGTCTAGATCCTACTAATTTTCAACCATCTGGTTCTTTAAATTTCAGTAAAGTTGAAGATGCATATTTAAATTTAACAATGAATAAAAATATTACATATCAAAATCCTGCTGTAATTACAGCGTATGGATTACAATATAATTTATTAAAAATAGAAGATGGATTAGGTGGTTTAGAATTTACTATATAATTAATGCCATGCCAATGAACCCATGCCACTCATTATTCTTAATATATTATATTCTTTTACATTGGTTGATAAATAGTATGGTTGAGATAACACGCGATTATCAGAATTAATATTGAATACAATACTATCGAATGTACTAAAATTTAATTGTCCAGATGGTTGATCTGATAATGGTTCCAAAGAGAAACTATATGCATAATAGCCAACAGGTAATGTATTTTGGAATTTTTGGTAAGGTACAACATTAGTAAAATATGAATTATTTTGTGCAATAAGTAAATCAATGCCATTTACTTTCATAGTAAAAGTATCGATTGGCGATATTTCAGTTTTATGAACTATATTTTTATATAAATATTTTAAATACATAGTTAATACATATTGTTTCCTATTATCTGATAATAAGTATAAATATTTATCTTGATAATACATTAAAAATCTCAAATCATATTGTGGATATGATTTTTTAAGTTGTGTTATTCTATTTGATTGAGGTAGAATAATTAATTCGCTATCTATTTTTTTTAATAATACAAAATCTGAAATAAATGATTTTTGTAATGAACTAGTATAAGAATTAGTTTTTTTAAATAATACATAATAGTTTGAAGCAGTAATATATTGCGCATATCTACAATCATATTCATTAGATGTATTAATATATGCTGTTGTATTTAAATTAATTGGTTTTGTAATTATAATAATATCTTTAACTAATCCAGATAATGTTTGATTAATATTACTTGTTGTACTATTAATGAAATAATTAGAATATATACTATATTTACTTATAATATATTCATGACTTAAACTACCAAATAAATATCTTTCTTTTGTATCTAATAATACTGTATCAGATGTTAATGATATTTTTATAATTGGTGTATTATTACCAAATGTATTACCTAAAGTATTACCAAAAGCATAGCTTTTGCTAATATCTTTATCACAAAGTGATAAAGTATTACCAAATGTATAGCTACAATTTGTTAAATCATTCTTAATAACATCTTTAATATCTTTAAATTTATATTTTATATTTATATCAGTATACGGTAAAGCAATTAATGGTATACTAAATCCTGGCTTATAATTAAACCAAAAATTTAAAGGAAAATTACACTCCCAACTATTTATATTTCCAGTTGGTTTGAAGATTATTAAATTATCAATCTGTCTACGTTTTTCTTCCGAATAATATAAATGATAATCTATATTATATGTGTTTTCATTTAATTCTTCAATCATTTGATCACCTATATATAATTTTATATAATCAAATAATTTTATAGGATTATTCCATATTGGCTCTTCAACTATTATTTGCGTTGTTTGTGTTGTAACTATAGCTGTTTTCATACTATCATTTTGAGTAAAAATATTATTTTTATATAAATTAGTTAGCGTAATTGATTCTTGTGATACTAAATAGAAATAATTTTTATCATTATTATTCTGTGTATAATCATTTATCTCACTAACATAAACTAATATATTATTTAATGATATTTGTGAATTAAATGAACAATTCTGTATATTTGTCTGGTAAAATCTAAAATCAGTTGTTGTATATATTATATTATCAAGTATTATTTCATATATTTGGTTTATTATATTATCTGTAGATATTATAAATATAGTTGAATTATCATTGTATTGTTGACTAAATACATTATATACAATATTATCAAGCATAATAGTTGAATAATATGTATTAAATATAAATGCAATAGTAAATATATATAAATTTTTACCACATGATGTATAAGGAATAATATAAAAAGAATTAGAAATATTATACTGAATATTATAATCATATTCTATTAATATTTTTGTATTTTGTAATGGTATTTGTATCATTCCTTTATTTAACTCGCTATAATATTGATTAAATATGAAACTTGTAGTTATATTTTCAGAACATAAAAATGATAATATCAAATTATTTTGTACCAATGATGTTTTATCAATAGTAATATTTATATTATCAATAGTTATTGTATAATCATAGTTGTTATCTATATTTATTATTAAATCATCTGGTAACATAAAAGAATATATATTTCCAGTTGATGTATAATTTGTAATATTCCAATAATTTTTAATCCTAAATTTATAATCATATAAATCATTTGAATTAATATTTGTATTCATATCAATATAATAATTATTATTTTTAATAAATATATTACTCGATACTATACCTGTTTCTAAACTAGTATCATTATCATTATAAAAATAAATTAAATTATTAGCTGTCAAATTAATAACATTATTAATATAATATAAATAAATATTCTGATTTGTTATTTTTTTTATTTTATTAGGTAATGTTTCATTAATTCTATGTATATGTTGTAGATATAATATAGATGATAAATCTATTATATTTGATAAATATACCCAAATTATATTATCAGCTGGTAAATAAATACTACTAATGGTAAGTGTATCTTTACCAACTAATACAAATTCATCTGCAAATACAGGTGGATTATTTAATAATACATATTCAGAATTTGTAAATGGATTATTTAGATTTAATTGATATACATATAAATTAGGAATAGTAATATTTGATGGTGATATATATGTTGTTATTATAACAGAATAATTAATAATTTTAACAAGCGAATTAATATAATAGACATTATCTAATTTATTTAATATATACATATTATTATCTATTGTAATAAAAGTATTATCTACAATATAATTAAATGCCATATTATTATAAAATGTTATAAATTGTTTACCATTATTAATATTTGTTGATATTATACTTATCTTATTTACTAATTCAAAAGTATCATTTATGAATGGCCCATCTTGTAATATTATATCAATACTATCTGAATATTTATTAATATAAAGTAATTGTGACTTAAAATATACTGATGAAATTAAGGTTAAATTAATATTGTTAAATTGTATATTATATAATGTTCCTAATAATGTTTGTTTACTAAAAGTATATTTTATAATTTCATTAATTGTAATTGGTATATCATTTGTAATATTATAATCTGAATAAAATGATATCTTATTGGTATATAAGTATGGGTCAACAATTATAGATGTATTGGTTATATTAATACCATTTAAGAAATTAAGTTGATATATCGAATCAGTTTTAATATTATCAAAATATAATTCATAAGGAAATAATTGATCACCAATTAGTTTCTTTGCTATGGGTATATGTTTAAATAAAGTTGACAAGTTATAAATTGTTTCTTCATTAGATAACATAAATTCATTAAAATTAGGTTTACTATATAATCCATAAAAGTTAATATCATTATTTGTAAAGGTAATCGCAGAATATATATTAG